ACGTAGCCTTCTGGGAACATACCCATATTCTTCATTGCGTTTAAATCATTATCAGAAGTGTTAACTCTCCCTGGAGATTGTAATATTCTCTCAGCTACAAACTGTAACTGTGTAGGGATAATTAATTTTCTTGCTTGTACGTTAATTTTAATACCTCTTTCATCTTTAAATGTAGAGATATCTATTAACGCATTCTCTAATGAAGTTTCATTCAAGTCTGCTGCGGTACTTGGTTCATTTGCTTGATCACCCGCAGATAATGTTGGGTGGTCAGTGGTCATGAGTGGTTTACCGTCTCCTCCTGGAAAAGAGGTTGAGAAACCATTGTTAAGTACGTTTGCTGCTTTTACTTGTTTAGTGCTCGACATTGAACGTGCTAAAGCTCTTGTGTATCTTGAAGAAAGACTATCGTAGAGGTTGTCCTCTATAGCCTCTTCAGTCAACGCAAACGCTAAAGCTACAGTTTCATGTGAGTACCTAGCAGTAAAAGTTTCTTGTGCTGAATCATAAGAAACAGCTGCACCTTCACCTTTTACTGGTGCTTGTGCGAAACCTGATAACATAACTTCTTCCTCGAACGCTCTATCTGAATTTTCTGTATCAAAAATTTCAGCGTGTTCGTTCTCGTATCTATCGTACTCAAGACCAAAAAGTGCATTAAGTCCTGGTTCGAGTTCTTTTACTAATTGAGCTCTATTTATTGCCATTTATATCACCTTTTAGTCGTTACCGAAAACAGAAGCTGGAAAAACAAAATAACCTCTAGCAAACTCGCCTATTGAGTTCTCTGGTCTATCGACGAAAGCAACTTGTTTAGCGATGCCACTAGCTGTTGTAGTAGTTACACCTTCTTTTGAACGGTTGTTGTTAGTATCACCTGCAGTTGTAGAGATAGTATGTACTTTACCGACATCAGCTTGAGACGGAGTACCTGTGTACTGTGCCTCATAAACTATATTCGGGTCAGCATATACGTATGCTTTAGCATCTGCAGAACCTTGAGTAACTGTAGCACTTGGCCATTTTCTTGAAAAAACAACCTCGCCATCAGTTTGTACGTATTCTACACCATAAAATACGCCTAACGGTGCGTCTGTCGCTCCTGCTTGTAATACATATCCACTAGCTAGTTTCACTACATCTCCTGCAAAAATATCACCTGTAGCTCCACTTTGGATAGCAAACTCATTAGGACGAATAGTACCGCCTGACATATGATACGCAGGTGTAAAACCGTTTGGATCATTGACGTTAGCCATAATAAATCACCATTTATTTATAAGTTTATATACAGTAGTTTTAGTTTTCACTAAACCCACTACCTTTTCCAAATGTAACTTGAGTACTTCTATTAGGTTGGCTAATAGGCATACTTGAGTTACTCTCTCGCATTAAGTTGTTGTCTACTGCTTCCATTTGAGAATTAGCTAAATTTGCATAATATTCTCTCCTTTCTTGTACAGTTTCCATGGGCATCTTAGCGAGTATTAAGCCACCAACTCCTATGACTCCAGCGTGTTTACCGTCGTCAACAGTAGGTGCTTCAAACTCTGGGTGTTCCTCAGCTCTCACTGGTTCCCAACCTTCACGAATACGTTTTGACATATTCGCTGGGTCTGATTGCCCTACCATAGACTCTCGTATCCATCTGTATACATAGCCCTCTGGCGGATTAGGTGCGTCTAATAATGACGGTGGACTCCATGGTTTTCTACGAGTTTTATTTTCTCGAGTAGATGCAGATCTAGGAGTTCGATCTGTTTGAGTAGTTTTATTTTCTTCTACCATTTTATTCTCCCTTATTTAACATGCTTAGCATATTCTTCTAGTGGCACACCTAATCTTTTAGCTATAGCTACTTGACTCGGTGTGAGTTTAACTTTTTTACGTGTCTTAGCTCTAGTGGTATTAGCACCTCTGCTAGAACCTGCTACAACTTCGTTCACGTTACCTTGAGGTTTACTCTCATTAAATTTATGAGGGAAAGCCTCTTTTAATCTTTTATCCACTTCTGAATAATATTCATCAGAAGTAGGATCGTAGCCTTCATTCTCAACTAACTGCCTATGAAAAGCAAAAGCTGAAGTGGTCATTGCTAAATCGTTGCCGAACCATTCGTTACGACTTGCCCACTCTTGTGCTTTAGGGTCGGGTTGTATGTTGTAATCTGTGTTTTCCCAAGGTTGTGCTTGTTCCTGCACAGGTTGCTCAACTTCCGACTGCTCTGTTTCGGCACCTCTTTGAGCATTGACTCTAGTAAGAGACTCTGCTTCAACTGCATATTTAGCGACTGCTTCTTGTGCTTCAAGCATTGCTTCTGTATCACCCTGCTCGTATGCCTTTTTATAGTCAGACCTTGCAGCTTGCAACTGAGTATCTACTCTAGCCTTGTATTCATCATAAAGGTTTTTATCTGTTTTTGAAAGCGTATTTTTAGTTTTGTTCAGTTCTTCTTGTATGCTTTTAGCGTACTGTAGTGCTGCACTTTCTCTTCTCTCAGCCTCTTTGACTTTGTAAGTAAGCTTATTTATACGTTTTTTAACGCCTTCACTATAGTCATCAACCTCTTCGCTGTGTTCTTTTTCTTCTGTTTCTTGATTATTTGTTTCTTCGTTTACTTGTTCTACTTCTAGCTGTTCTTCAGTCTCTTCAGTCTCTTGCGGTTCTAAATCAACTTCTACAGCTTCATTCTCTTGTTGCATAGCTTCTTCTGCCATGATTATCTCCTTAAAGTGCGTGATTTATATTAAGCTGATTGAATATCCTCAGGGTTATCAATAACAGCTAATATTTCATCATCGTTTAATAAACGTAGTTCACCACCCTCAATTTTGAGTCTAGCTCCTGCGTACCTGCCAAATATCACCCAGTCCCTTTCTTTACACCAAGCTCCCTCGGGGAACTTATTAGTATCTTTATAAGCGTCAGGACCAAGTGACACCACAAACCCAACATTAGTAGAAATACGTTCTTTCTCTAATGTTTCGTTTGCTAAATAAATACCACCCTTAGTTTTAGCTTTACGGCTAAAAGGTAAGATCAGCATTCTATAACCTGTTGGTTTAGGGAGTTTTTTATGCATCTCCTCATTATCGTGAATATCTTCGGGGGTGAAGGTTTCTTCTTCTATTTTAGCTTCTAAAGGTTCAGTAAACCTTTCTACTCTACTAGGTATAGGCTCACCGCCTTTACCAAAACTTGCGACTTCTTTAGTCATAATCGTTTTCCTTGTGCAGGTCTCTTATAGTATGTATCGCAAACGACAGACCTGTTAGTTCGCCTACGACTTTTTGATAACTTTCAAAATTTTGTATACCACCACTAGCTAAAGAATCTTTTAATTGTTCTTGACGCTCTTCTAGTAACTTTAATAATTTATCCATTATGCCCAAACTTTAGTCTTAGTGCCACCGTGATACTCTACTGCATGCCCTTCTTTTATTAGTATCTGACAAATATCATCACCATCAACGGTGTGAGGTATGCCTATTATTCTACCGTATTTGCCTTTACCTAAAGATTTAAGTTGTAGTTTAGCACCGCATAATTCTATCAAACGTTCTTTAGCTTTTAAACCTAAAGCTTTTTCTGCTAAATTACGTGTTCTACTTTCTGGAGTATCAATACCAGCTAACCTCACACGTTGTTTAGTTAAGGTTGTACTAAACCCTAGATCAATATCTACGTCTATAGTATCTCCGTCTATAACTCTAACTAGTGTGCAGTTGTAATAATAAGTTGTATTCAATTAACAGTTCCAATCTCTACGTGCCCAATAATTAGCACTACATCTATCGCTCTTTATACCGCCACTACGTGCACAGTATGATTTTTTTCTAGCTTTATTGTTTTTATGCATGCCTAGTTTAGCGTCACCAAAAGTTATACGTTTAATTCGGTTACCGTCACTGCTACACTTACCTACAAAAACTACTTTACGTTTTTTACCGTATCCTGGCTCACCTTTACGTAAGGCTCTAGGTTTATTTAACGTTACTGTTTTACCTTGATATTTAGCCATTAGAAGTATTTAGTTTTTTTACGTCTGTTTTCTTGTACTTGACCACAACCTCTAGCTATGGCACTCTTTACTGCTCCGCCATTTTTCATAAAGCCCATTTTATTTCTTACGGCTGTAGGTAATTTTGATAAACCTTTACCTTTTTTACCTTTAGGTACTTGCCTTAAACTTTGTTTTTGAGCTACTTTTTTCCTTTGTTGACTCACGCTTTCTCCTCCTCTAGCTTTTTTAACTTTCTTTTTCTTTTTACCTAAAAGGTCAGCGTCTGCTTTACGTGCTCCGCCTTTACCCGTAGCAAAACTTCTAACTCTACCACAACCCCAAGAGTGTGAACTTTGTCCTGGTCTTGAACCAGAACTAAAGTAGGCTCCCTGACCTCTTTTATAAACTTTTTTTAAAGTAGACTCGGACTTACCGCTACTCTTAGCATACTTTTTTACACATGCTGGCGTTGCCATTTATTTTCTCCTATCTTTAGCCCTTGAGCGTTCTACTGCTTCAAAGTCTTTACTAGTCATTTTACCCGATAAATACTTTTTACGGGTACGTAATATTTCTCTTTCTCTAGCACTAGGGTTTTTAGCACCTGATAAATAAGCCTGAGGTACGCCTTTTTTACTTTTAGCTACCTTAGGAAACTTACGCTTAGTCACTTACTCTTTACCGCTAGGGCAAATATTATAGCCTAAACCTTTAGTTGCTGCTCCTCCGCCTTTAGCTGTGCCTTTACCCATACCGAAAACTTTTTTATTTAGTATTTCGCCTGTGGTAACAGGTTGAGAAAGATCAATTTTGTTAGCTTTATCTAATTTTACTTCCTTCATTTTTTCACCTTTTTCTTTTTTAAAACAGAGGATGCTTCACCACCATCTACAAAAGAAGCTCTTCTACGGTTAGCGTTACCTGCTACTAAACCGCCATTAGCTAACAATTGTTTCATCATACTCATTCTATTGCCTGGCATTATTTTCTACCTCTGTTCATTTTCTTTTTACCTCGATTCATTTTTTTCTTGCCTCGATTTTTACTAGAAGCTCCGCCTCTAGTCATCTTTTTAAGTTTAGCACCGCCTCGATTCATTTTTTTCTTGCCTCGATTCTTCATCATAGCCATATTATTCTCCTTTAGTTAATGTGTCAGATTCTCTGACTTCTTTTAGTCTATCATAAAACTCTTTACGAACGTTACCTTCTTCTTTCATTTCTGCTGCTTCACGTTGTTGTGCTATTTTCATTTCAGCTATGGCTTCGTTCGATTTTATTCTTTCAACATCTACTTCGGCTCTTAATGCATCGCTTTGAGCTCGTTGTTGTATTTCTTGTTCTTTTAACCTTACTATAGGGTCAGTTTGATCCATCTGTTGTGCGTTAGCTAAAGCTTGTGCTTGTCCAGTAACTATTTGAGTAGCTTGAGCTGCAGAGTTAGCTATTTGATTCATAACTTCAGGTGGCATAGGTCCTTCTTCCATTGAAGGTAACGGTTGACCCATCGCTTGTTCTATTTGTTGTTTGTATAACATAGCTTGGTGTTCTTGTATATTAGCTTGTATCATCATCATAGCACCTTGATTCTGTGCCATCATAGGATTTTGTAAAAATGCCATATGTGCTTGAACATACGCCTCATGATTTTGAAACTCAAAGGCTTTTATAGGTTGATTAGTCATTGCTGCTTGTTGTTCACTTATGGGGTCACGTGGTGGTACTTCCTCTGGTGGCGGTAGTATAAGTTCTATGTTTTTTACCTCTAAAGCTTCGTACATACGCTTATAAGCCTCACGTAAATCGTGTATATCGGGTGCT